ACTTCTTAAATAGTGCTTTTTATTATCCATATTATCCTCCTTGGTTAAGTTCTTGGACATAAATTGTACATATATACACAATATATATTTTAGATATATTGTCAATACATAAAATAAAAAAAATAATGGAGTAAATTATGGACAAGTTAATCCCTATATATTTAAAGATAAAACCCAAATTAAAAGAGAAGTTACAAGCCCAGGCCAGAACCGAGAGAATAAGCATGGCCTCTTTAATCTCTGAGATGCTGGAGATGGGCCTGGAAATAAGGCCTAAAATAAGGCAAGACCGATTAGACAAGTTTGTTAATGCTGCGAGAGGATATAGTAATGCCAAGAGATAAGGACCCAACAGACCCTCCTCACTATAATAATTTAGCAATCCAGCCGAGGGACTATATAACCAAAAATAAACTAGGCTATAATGAAGGTAACATAATTAAATATATTTCAAGATGGCAGTCTAAAGGTGGATTGACCGATTTAAAAAAAGCTAAAAATTATATTGATTATTTGATAAACCTGGTAGAAGGACACAACCGGCCAAAGGTCGTAAAGCTGAAACCAGATGACAAAAAATAAACCAAGCTATGGCAAGGGCAAGACCCCAGGGCATTTTTGCGTAATACCACAACGAGCTGTAATAGACCCAAGGTTTAAAAAGCACAGCTCAGTCTTTCGTGTGCTCTGTGCCATTGGTAACTATACATCCAGACAAGGTGTTGCCTGGCCGAACCAGCGAACCCTGGCCAGGGATTTGTCTATAACTCAATCAACTATTTCAAGACATATTAAAAAGCTAATTGAATTCGGTTATATAAGATATGCCAGGAAACATCCAGGATTGAAGGGCTTAAAGTATTTCATGGTATTTGACCCAAGTATTACCGAAGATGACGCAAAGGCCATAGCTACCGAAAAGGACCGGAGCTTTACAGAAAAGCCAGAAATACCGAAGGGACCAAAGGGCATTGTGCATAAAGATATTCACAGAATGAATAAGTCTAAACCTTATAATAATTCTAATATGAGCTCTAATACATATAAAGATATTCATTCAGATGCATCAGTAACAACTAAACAGAACAATATATATTCTTATAAAGCTAAAATGCTATGTAATGAGTTTGTAAGAATTACCGAACAGATATTCGGAACATTAGTTCAGTATAATATTGATGAGATGAAATTGGTTGAGGAATGGTTACAGCAAGGATTAAATGAGCAGTACGCAGTTAAAAGAATAAAAGAAATCCTGGAATGGAGGAAGGCCAACCGGTACGATTGCCCTAAAAGAATAGTATTTTATAAGGATATACTCATGCGAAAGCCTAAGCCCAGGAATAATAAGGAAATAGTAGAGGCCATTATAAAAAAGACGACAAGAAGGCTTAAAATTAAATAGTATATAAATTGTAAAGGAACCTTCACACAAAATAACAGAGAATAACGCAACAAAAATAACGACCTTATCCCCTCCCCACCACGCAGATATATAGGGGGGGAGTTACACAATTTTTTTGCAGTTTTTTCTCAAATCAGTTATAACGAATGTACCGGTACGAAACATGAACATGGGTTCGGTTCTCATCCTAGGCTAGTCAATCGGACCCTCGTACCTGGAGAAAGGAAATATATGAGTGGACCAACACATAGCAATCGGAACTTTCAAGTTATGCGTTCTGTGAATATTACAGAAGGCAAATACATTATAGAAGTTTGGAGTGCATCTAACTTTAATAAGGACAAGGGGACCAGAGAAGAAGTCCCAGGAGCAATAGATATTAAGGTTTATAAGAAAGACGAGAACAAAGAATACAACAAAGGCGAGGCTGTGTTTTTTGTAAGGGCTTTTGAGAACCAAGGTAAACCTAAAGCTCCGAGTTACCAAACACAAGGTGCTCTAAGTGATGACGACTTCTAAGTCAAAGCGAATAGTTAAACCTCCTTTGGACCGGTTCGGAGGGGTCCGAGTAGTTCAGAGGAGGATTAAGAAATCAGAAGTGATTGAGCACAATAAAGAAAATGTTGCTCAAGAATTGATAGATATAGCAACAGCCAATATTGACGATATTATGTCCTGGGATGAAACTGGGAATGTCAGCATCAAAGATGTAAATAGTATTTCTAAATCAGCAATCAAAGCAATCAAGAAGATAAAAGTTACTCCGACAAAAATGGGGCCACAGCTAGAAGTGGAGCTACACGATAAGGTTGGAGTGTTAAGAGTATTAGCCAAGGCATCTGGATTATTAGAACAGCAAGAAGATATGGATAGACCATCTGTTGTTGGAATAGTAATGCAAGGACCAGAGCCGAAACCAATAATTGACATGGAGGCAGATGAGCAAAGCGAGGTACATAAGCCATCCGGAGATAGACCGGATACAAGTACAAATGCTGAAAAAACAAATTAGTGATAGTGAGGCAGCTAGGATTTGTGGTTTACCACTAAATGAATATAAGAGTATTGTGCGAGGACAAAAAAAATATGATGGCGATAGAATTGCTAGTATGGTACTTACAATAGAAAGCATAGTGAATGGCGAAAGCTAAAGGATTATTAAACAAAGTTGCACACGAACCTATATTCCATAAGACATCAATCGGAAGGAACCCTAGCCTAGCAAAAATGAACAAAGCAAAACGAAAAAATTTTAAAAAATACCGAGGCCAGGGTAAATGAGAATTTTATCTTTAGGTGCTGGAGTACAAAGCTCTACTTTAGCATTGATGATTGAGAATGGAGATATTCCAATGGTTGATGCTGCTATCTTTGCTGACACTATGGCTGAACCAAAAGAAGTATATACCCATTTTGAATGGTTAAAAAAACAATTATCTTATCCGGTATATATTGTTTCTGGAGGTAATCTTACAAAAGATAGTATAGATAGGGCTCAAGGAAAAGGTAAATATAATTTTATTGAAATACCTCTTTTTACAAAAAACAACGAAACTGGTAAAAAAGGTTTATTGCGTCGCCAATGTACGAGTAACTACAAGATAAGACCGGTGCATCAAAAAATTAGAGAGCTGTTAGGTCTTAAAAGAAAACAAAAAAGAAAAGCTGGAACAAAAGTAGAATTATTGATGGGAATATCCTACGATGAAATAGTAAGAATGAAAACCAATCAAATCAAATGGATACAAAATGAGTATCCACTTATTGATTTAAAGATGAGAAGAAAAGATTGTAAAGATTGGTTTCAACAAAGATACAAAAGAAATTTACCAAGGTCTGCTTGTGTATATTGTCCATACAAAACAAATACTGAATGGAAGGATTTAAAAAATAATTTTCCTAACGAATGGAAAGAGGCTGTTGAGTTTGATAAAAAAATAAGAACTGGCACAAAAACAGATGATAAAATTTATGTTCATAAAGACTGCGTACCTTTAGAAGAAGTTGATTTAAGAACAAATGCAGAAAAGGGACAGCCAGAGTTATTTCACGAAGATTTTGGACAACTTGATAATTGCGATGGGTATTGTGGAATATGAGTATTGCAGATTTAAAATTAGATTTTAGTTCATCTCCTACTGTTTGGAAGTTTCTCAAAGATAAATCATTCGTAAGAGGGCTCATGGGCCCAGTTGGAAGTGGTAAATCGTATGCGTGTGCTGCTGAGATAATGTTGAAAGCAGTATCGCAAGTACCTTCTCCAAAAGATGGTATCAAGTATAGTAGGTTTGTTGTTGTCAGAAACTCTTATCCAGAACTTAGAACAACGACTATAAAAACCTGGCAAGAGTTATTTCCAGAAAATGTTTGGGGTCCTTTTAGATGGAGCCCACCACTTACACATCACATAAAATTACCATCAAGAGACAATGCACCAGGTGTGGACTGCGAGGTTATCTTTCTGGCCCTTGACCAGCCAAAAGATGTTAGGAAACTATTGTCCATGGAACTTACTGGGGCTTGGGTAAACGAGGCCAGAGAATTACCTAAAGCAGTTATTGATGGTCTAACGCATAGAGTGGGTCGTTACCCAACCCTATCGGATGGTGGAGCAAAACCATGGAGAGGTATCATTATGGATACGAACCCTATGGATGATGACCATTGGTGGTATAGACTTGCAGAAAAAGAAAAGATGAAAGGTAAGTTTGCCTGGAAATTTTTTAAGCAACCAGGTGCAGTAGAAGAATATACAAAAGAAGATTTACCAGAAAATCCAGAGGCTAATGGTTTTGTTATGGCAGCAAACAAATGGTGGCTTACAAATCCTAATACAGAAAATAAAAAAAATTTACCAAATGGTTATTACGAACAAACATTATTAGGTAAGAACCTAGACTGGATAAGATGTTATGC